CACCCCAATTTCCGCTGGCCGATCGAGCGCTGGGATGCGCTCGTGCAGGCCTGCCCGGATCTGACCTTCGTGCAGCACACGCATCGGGAGTCGGTTGCGATCCGGGGCGCCCGGCCGGAGCCGGCGAGCTTCCGTGAGGCCTGCGGGCTGATTGCCTCGGCGGATCTCTACGTGCGCTCGGAGAGCGGGCTCTGTCACGCGGCGGCCGCGTTTGGGATCCCGCAAGTCACGCTCTTCGGCGGCTGCATGGATCCGGAGGTGATGGGCTACTACCCGCAGCAAACGGTGATCGCCGATACCGGATCGGGATCGCCCTGCGGGCGGTGGTTGCCCTGCGTGCACTGCGTGGGGGCGATGCAGCGCATCACGGTCGACCAGGTGGTCGCGGCCATGCGGGCACGGCTTGCGGCGCGGAGGGCGGCCTGATGGCGAACCTCGTGTCCCTCTCGACCGCGAAGACGCATCTCCGGATCACCGTCAGCGACCACGACGGCGACATCAGCCTGAAGATCGCGCAGGCGAGCGACATCATCCTCGATTACCTGAAGGGCCGGCGGCTCGAGGTGTCCTCGATCGCCGGGAGTGCCGGTCTCGCCACGGTGACAACCACGGTCCCGCACGGGTTGAGTAACGGGAATACCGTCACGGTCCGCGGCGCGGCGCAGCCGGAATACAACGGCGCCGTCACCGTCACGGTCACCGGCACCTACACGTTCACGTATCCGATTACGACCGCGACCGCCCCGGCCTCGCCCGCGACCGGCGGGATCGGGATCTCAACGGCTCAGACGTGGACCGACACGACGGTGCCCCAGCCGGTGAAAGCCGCGGTCCTGCTGATGCTGACGCATCTCTACGACCACCGCGGGGAAGATTTGGCGGCGGACGAGAACCTCTGGAACGCGATCGGGCGGCTGCTGATGCGCCTGCGGGATCCGGCGGTGGCCTGATGGGACGCAGCCACTATCGCCATCTCGTGACGCTGACCGGGCTGCCGATTACCACGACGCCCGACGGGCAAGGGGGCTTCACGCAGGCATTGACGCCACTGACCCCGCCGACCTGGTTCTGCTCGATTCGCCCGGCGACGCAGCGCGACCTCGAACGCGTCACCGCGGGAACGACGCTGACGACTGCCACGCACATCGTCGAGGGGGACTATCGGGCTGACATCACGACCTCGACGCAGATCGGGTTCGATGGCCGGACGCTCTTTGTCAATGGTGTGCAAAATCCCGAGGAACGGAAGATCACACTCGTGCTCCTCTGTACCGAGGTGATCGCGTGAGGATGCTATGGGCCTGCTCGAACTGCTGATCATCATCATCCTGATCGTGTGGCTGCTCGGGGGCGTGGTGTTCCCGGTGGGGACCTCCCTCGTGCATCTGCTGCTCGTGATCGTGCTGATTCTCATCGTGATTCGGTTGGCGCAGGGACGATCGCTATGAGCACGAGCGTGCAGTGGCAGGGGCTCGACGAGTTTCGGGAGTGGCTGCGCAGTCTGCCGGTCGAAGCCCCACGCGAAGCCGAGAAGATCATCCAGGGCGAAGCGAACGCCGCGGCCTTCGCGATTCGCAGCCGCTATCCATCGCGCACAGGCAACCTGCGCGATCACGTGACGGTGCAGCGGCGCGTGAGTCGGCAGGGGGTTGTGAGCTACGTCGTGAAGAACACCGCGAAGCACGCGGCGATCTTCGAGTACGGGACGCAGGCACGGCATACCAAGATCGGCGCGAGCCGCGGATCGATGCCGCCGGGACACGTGTTCCTGCCGGTCATCCTCCAGCGGCGCCGGACGATGTTTCTGCTGCTGAAGGATCTGCTCGTGCGGTTCGGGTTCACGCAGGTGTTTGGCGATGCCTGATTCGCAGGACATCGACACGGCCCTGCTCACGAAGTTGAGCGGCGACGCCACGCTCCTGGCGCTGCTGCCGAATGGCGTCTGGTTCGATGAAGCGCCGCCGGGGTCGAAACGGTTTGTCGTCGTGAGCCTGGTCGACGAGAACGACGAGCAGCGGTTCGGCGCCAGGGCCGCAGAGGATGCGCGGTATCTGGTCAAGGCGGTGATGTTGACGACGGCCTCGCCGACCGCGAACGCGGACATCAAAGCGGCGGCCGCACGCATCGATGTGCTGCTCGATAACCAGACGCTGACGGCCACGGGGTACGCGTCGATGCTGGTCGAACGGGAAAGCCGGATTCGCCTGACGGAAGTCGACGACGTCGATCCGACGGTGCGGTGGTATCACCGCGGCGGGCAGTATCGCGTCGTCATGAGCACCTAACCGACAGAAAGGGACGCCATGCCACTGAGCACCAACATCAGTTTCCAGGCGACCGGCAAGCAGACGGCCGCGCTCGACCTCGGGACCGGGAGCGTCCCGTTCTCGCTCTCGCAGGAGATGGCCTTGACCGACGGGACGACCGCCGGGAAGGCGGACCGGGTGTTCGCCGACACGCGCCAGCTCACCGCCAGCGCGACCGAGAACCTCGACCTCGCCGGCGCGCTCTCGGACTTCTACGGCGCGACGCTGACCTTCGTCACGGTCAAAGCGATCATCGTCCGGGCGGCTGCGACCAACACCAACGATGTGCAGGTGACCCGGCCCGCCGCCAACGGCGTGCCGTTCCTCATGGCGGCCAGCGACGGGATCGCGCTCAAGCCGGGCGCCGTGTTCGCCTGGTTCATGAGCGGCGTCGGCGTCACGGTGACGCCAGGCACGGGCGATCTGATCACCGTGACCAACAGCGCGGGCGGCACGTCGGTCAGCTATGACGTGCTCATCATCGGGACCAGTGCCTAGGGCGACTCGGGGACACCCTTTTTCTGGAGTAACGAACGATGCCTCTTGATCAACGGCTGCACGGCAAGACCGGTCAGATCCGCATGGACCCGGCCGGCGGATCCTCGCTGGTCACCCTGACGGATCTCGATACCTGGACGCTCGATATGGCGACGGATCGGGCCGTCGTCACTGCCTTCGGCGACACCAATGTCCGCCGCGTGGCGGGGCTGCCGGACTTCTCCGGGACCATCAGCGGCTGGTGGAATGCCGTGGCGAGCTCCTCGCCGTTCTACTTCGCGGCGGTGCTCGCGGGCACGCCGGTCACGCTGCGACTGATTCCGAACAGCGCCGACGCGACCGTCTACTTTCAGGGCCTCGCGAACATCGACGGGAGCGTGAACGTCAGCGCGACCGGGGCGATCAAGATGGCCGGGAAGTGGGATGCGGGCGGGAACTGGACGATCGCGCCGTAAGCGATGGAGGCGATCCGCGGCGTCGTGGGCCGCATCGACTGGGGATACTTCGCCGCCGCGGCGATCAACGGCTACACGGTGCGGCCGTGCGCGGATGGGTCGTGGACGCTCCGCGGCACGGTCGTCACCGTCGACGCGTTCAAGATCCGCCAGCGGCCGCTCGTCTTTGTCGCGCCGCATCAGGATGGCGAGTGGCGCTGGCCGGTGTCGACGTTCGAACTCGGGGAGGGACACGGGCCGCGGGAATGTCAGGCGACCTTGGGACCACAACTGCCGGAGATGATCACACGGGTCGGTCAGGAGACGAGACGATGGGGATTCGATTCATCACGCCGGAGACGGTGACGCTGCCGCTCAGCGACGGCGATTCCATCACGATCAAAAAGCGTCTCTCGCATGGCGAGCGGGACGCGATGCTCGCGCGGATGCGCGCCGACGACGGCAAAGACTTACGCGCCGCAGAATTGGCCGGCTATCTCGTGGCGTGGTCGTCGCCGGTGCCGTACTCGCTGGAACTGCCGGAGGACGAGCGCATCGCCACGATCAACGCGCTCGACGCCGACAGTTACGACGAGATGCGAGACGCGCTCCGGGCGCATCTCAATGCCCACGAGGAAGAAAAAAAAAGACGCACTGGCGCGACAGGGTCCGGACCGATCTCTTCCTCGCCTGTCGCGTTGGCTGGCGTTACGAGTGGATTAGGGACCTCGATGCCGACGTCTATGACGTCTTGTTAGACGACGTGGTGCAGGGATTATCGCAGCCGACGTAAATGGCGATTCAAGGCATCTTCCTCGCGGACTTCTCGCAGTACAACGCGGCCGTCGATCAGGCGGACGCGAAGCTCCGGAAGTTCACCGCGAGCACGACCACGCACGACACGGCCGTCCGGCAGTTCAGCCGAGGCACAGAGGCCGCGGGGAATTCCTTCGGGCAACTCTCGCAAGGGCTGCTCGCCGCCGATAAAACGCTCGGCGCCTTCGGCGTGCACATCGGTCCCGAGATTCACGCGTTGCAGGAGATGTCCCAGGCGGCTGGGCAGACGGCGAGCCAGATCGGGCTGATCGGCACCGCCAGCCTGACCGCTGCGGCGGCGCTCGGCGGCTGGGAGCTCGGGCGGACCATCGCGCGGTTCTTCGATCTGGATACGACCATCGCCAACGTCACGGCGAAGATGCTGAACTTCGGCGATGTCGCGGGGCAGACGGCGGCCGCGAAACAGGATGTCCTCAACCGTGCCCTTGCTAACGGGGCCGCCGCGAACATCACCTACGGCGAAGCAGTCGAATTCAACGTCGCGGCGGAGAAGAAACGGATCGATGCGCTCGAGGCGAGCGCGAAGGCCCAGAAGAAGGCGGCGGATGAACAAGCGGCCGCCTTGGAGAAAGAGCGCGCCGCGACCGAAGCCTACGCGAAGCAGTTGACCGAGATTCAAAACCACCTGCTCGGCACGGACCAGATCGCCAAGGCCGAGGACTACATGCGGACGTTCATGGACATCCGGAACGTCACCAATCTCAACAGCGCCGCGCTCAAGGAATTCAACGAGGTGCTCTCCGAGGGCTTCAGTCGGCTCGTGGAACAGGGCGGGGCGGCCACGGAACTCGCCGCCAAGATGAACGAATGGCGCCTCGCGGTGATCGCCGCGCAGGAATCGCACACGATCGCGATGACGACGATCGAAACCGACGAAGAGCGCGTCGCGCGGGAGTCCGCCGAGCTCGCGAAGGCGATGTCGGAAAACTTCAAGATCATCGGGCAGAGCGCGCAGGAGGCCGCACGCACGACCGAACTCAGTTGGACGCAGGCAATGGATGCCGTGCGGCACGGGCAGGGCACCCTGACCGGCACGATTCAGAGTCCGGCGGCCGGGACGAGTGGCGGGTCGATTCGATACGACGATTACGGGAATCCGTACACGTACGTACCGGGCATGAATCAGCCCGGGAAGATTTCGCCGACGAGCGGCACAGGCGGGGCCTCGGTCAGCATCTTTGCGCAGGGCGCGTTCTTCGATACCCCGGAAAGCATCAACAAGTTGGCCGACAAGGTCGGCTCGGCAGTCATGGCGCGCGCGGCGGGACGGGGAGGGGTGTTCTAGATGCCGATCTCCGGCACGCAGAAAGCGAAGATGTACGCGCGCGTCAACCTGATGCGCCTCGGGGCGAGTCGTCTCGACTACTACCGGCCGGATGTCAAGATTTCGATCGCCACGATCGACCGCAGCTCGGGTCATTACGTGCGTGTCGCGGGCCTGTCGATCAACGACGTGCTCGATGGGACGCCCAATACGGCCACCCTGCGCGTGGCGAACTTTACCCCGCTCCAGGGGCAGGAAATCAAGATCGCGCTCGGCGCGTACGATACCGAGCATTACCTGTTCGTCGGGCAGATCCTGACCGTCAAACAAATCTACGAAGCTGAGAAGCCCGCAAACGTCGCGTATGACCTCTCCTGCATCTCGCACGAATGGCTGCTCAATCGTAGGCAGGTCACCAAGCGCTACACGAACCAGATCGCGAGTGAAATCGTCCGCGACCTCATCGCCAACTTCGCCGTCGGCTACACCGCGGTGCACGTCGTAACCGAGCTGCCGATCATCGACGAAATCACCTTTACCAATGAGGACGTGTCGGCGGCGCTCGACCGGCTCGCCCGACGCGTCGGCGGGTACTGGTACATCGACAACGCCAAAGATGTGCATTTCTTCCTGACGGAAGCGGGAGCGATCGCGGGCCCGATCGCCACCGGCGCAGCGCGCTCGGCGTCGGACATCGCCTCGACGACCGATCTGTCTCAGGTGAAAACGCGCGTGTCGTTCGAAGGCGGCGGCTCGTCAACGCTGGTGCCGTGCCTGCCCGGGGACACGACGATGCCGCTCGTCGATACGAGCTGGTACATCACGGGCGGAGGCGTCGTCGTCTCGGGGCCGCAGCGGATCACGTACACCGGGAAATCGGCGCTGGCAGGGACGGGGACGACCGCCGCGGGCAAGCCGCTCTCGCCGAGCGCGCCGGGGACGGCGGTGGTGTCAGGCACCGCCGGGAATCTCTTGGCTGGCGACCGGACGTACAAGACGAGCATTGTCACGTCTGCCGGTGAAAGTGAAGTCAGCAGCGCGAGCAGCACGGTGACGATCTCAGGCGTGACGGCGCCTGGGACATTGACGCAGACAGACCTGCTCACGACCTCGGCCAGCAATCTCGTCGCCGACGGTGGGGTCCATAAATACAAAGTCACCTTCGTCACCGCGGCCGGTGAAACGCTGGCCGGATCAGCGACCTCTGGCACCAACGCAGGGACAGTCGGCACGCCTGGCGCGCCGAGCGTGTCTGGCACGACGGGCGGATCGCTGACGACGACGGCCGCCTATCGGTACGCTGTGACCTATGGGACAGCGAATGGAGAGACGACGGCTGGTACCGTCGCCCCGATCACGCTGACAGGTGCACAGAATGCGGTGTCGCTGACGAGCATTCCCACGTCAGGCGACGGGCGCGTCACAAATCGCCGCATTTATCGGAACCTTGGCAACGCTGGTGACTTTGCATCCAAGTTTCTCGTGACCACCCTCAACGACAATTCGACGACCACCTACACGGACACCACGGCCGATGCGAGCTTAGGATCGACGGTACCACCGTTCGGGAATACTACGGGGTGGCAGCAGATGTCGTTATCGAGCATTCCGACGTCTGGGGACGCCCGCGTGACGAAGCGCCGGATCTATCGCACGGTTCCAGGCGGGTCCGTCTTTAAATTCCTCACGACAATCAACGACAACAGCACGACGACGTATACGGATAACACCGCGAGCGAATCGCTCGGCGCGGAGGAACCTGCGACGGATACGAGCGGCAGCGGTCAAATCGATTTGACCGGCCTGCCCATCGGTCCCGCCGGTACGACCTCGCGCAAAATCTACCGCACCGAAGCTGGTGGCACCGTCTACAAATTCGTCGACAAGGTCACCGGCAACGTCACGACCACCTACCGGGACAACGTCTCCGATGGGAGCCTCGGCGAAACGGCCCCAACCGAAAGCCACGTCGGGAGCAGCGCGGGGGATACGACGCTCCGCGTGGCGGACACGGCCGTCGTCGCCTCCTCCGGCGGGTGGGTGCAGGTCGGGAGTCAGATCATCCGCTTCACGGGTCGATCCGTCTCCTCCGGGGAAGGGAACCTCACGGGCATTCCCGGCGGTGGCACCGGCTCGATCGCCGCGGGCATTGCGTTCGGTACGGCCGTCATCAATGCCCCATTTCTCAGCGGCATCCCGGCCGGTGGCGTGGGATCGATCCTCTATCCGATTGCCGCTGGCGATGACGTGAACCTGCTGGTCACGGTGAACGACGCCGCGGCGCAAACGGCGATGGCGAGTCTCACGGGCGGCGGTGATGGCGTGCACGAGGACTATCTGCAGGATCGGCGGCTGTCAGCCACGGAAGCGACCGCGCGCGCGACGGCGCAACTGAAGCTGACGAAGGATCCGCTCGTCACGATGACGTACACGACCTTCGATCAGAGCACCAAGAGCGGGCGGACGGTCACGTTCAACCTGGCCTCGCCGACGAACCTCACCGGGACGTTCAAGATTCAGAGCGTGACGATCACGGATCTGGATCCGACCGCCCGACGCTTCCCGCGGCGCCAGGTGCAGGCGAGCTCGCGGCGCTTCACGTTCGAATCGTTGCTGAATTTCGCGCGCACGGGGGCCTAGATGGCGCTGGACCGCACCAACTACAACGCGCTGGTCGACGACGACGGATCCGGCACCACCGGATCGATCTGGAGCAAGACGGCGATCAAGGACGTCATTCTAGACCCGGCCGATTCGGCCTATGCCCTGAATCTCCAGACGACGACGGGGACTGGCAACCAGGCGGACTTCAACCTGAGCACCAAGGTCACGTGGTTGCGGTGCACGGGCGCGGCGCCCGCCTTTGGCGGGTTCCAGATCAATGGCGTCGCGCCCGCCTCCGGCGATCGCGTCGTGATCGAATGCCTCGGCACGACCGCGAAGGTCTATCACGAGGAGACGGGCTTTGAATCGGTCGCAGCGAATCGCATCATCTGCCCGAGCACGAACGGGCAGATCGTCGGCGTCAACGGCCGCATCGAATTGATTTACGACGGCACCAGTTCCCGGTGGCGCGCGCAGTGCATCGATCCCGGTGCGCCGATCGACGTGACGTTCAATGCGGCTGACTACACGGGCAGCGGATCGATGACGTGGACGGTGGCCTCAGGTGATGTCGAAATGTTCCGCTATCAGCAAATGGGGCGGCGGCTCCGGATCGAAATGATGCTGTTCACGACGACGGTCGGCGGCACGGTCTCGACGACGTTGCAAGCGAAGGTGCCGGGCGGCTTTACGCCGTCCCTCAATGCCAGCTCCCGTCGTCCCTTTACGGCGACCTACGTCTCGAACAACGGCACTGACGAAGCGGGCCGCGTGTCGGCCTCGGCGACCAACATTGAATTCGTGCGGTTGCCGCCGAACAACTGGACGGCATCCACGGAAAACACGCGCGTCTCGTTCGACGGCATCATCACGGTGAACTGATGGATGAACAGGCCCTGCCGTTCACGGCGTGCACGGGGGCCATCTGGACGCCCGTTCGTCACGTGTGGGTGCCGACGTTGCATCCCAAGCACACGCTGGTCTACATCGACGGCAACAGCGGCAACGAAATGGGGACCGTTGCGGCGAACAACTCGCCGCAACAAGCGATGCCGAAGGAGACCTGGATCACCGTGGACCTGGCGCCCTACGGCATTCCGAGAACCACGGTGTCGATCCTTGGGATGTTTCTCATGGTCTCGTCTGGGTATGCCGGGCACCCGCCGGTCTCATTTACGGTGACGACTCGGGCGCCGGGCTACACGGGGTTAGCGATGGGCGATTACATCGCGGCGACCACGGCCGCGACGGGCGGCGGCTATCGCAGCTCCGTGACCTGCACGGTCCCCGTGGTCAATCAGCAGATCGAGTTTTCGTATCAGCAGCCGATTTCAACGACGGCCGCGGCGATCACTGATGGAACGGGGGCGCCGCAGATCCTGCAATTCATCGCAGTGGCCCTGTTTGGCGAATGAGGTCATGGAACCACCTGAAGGATTTGAAGAACGTCGCACGTCGGTCGCGGGCGCGACCTCGACGGTGAAACTCTACGTGATCGCCGTGGTCGTCTGTGCCGCGATGACGATCGCCGGGGTCATCACGATTGCGATCTTGATGCCGGTCGCCCAGAGCGGCACCGTCATCACAGCCGTCGTCGGGATCACCGCGCCGATCATCCTGGCGCTGCTCGCCGGCGGCCAGCACGCGATGGCCGTGGCGATGGACGGCAAGCTCTCCCAACTCGTGCGCGCGGAAAAAGGCAAGGAACACGCCGAAGGGGTGGTCGAGGGCCTGCGGGAAAACCCCCGCACCAACATTGAGTGAACCGTATGGGCTGGGACCGATCCCTCACAGACTGGACCGAGGCAAGCCTGCTGATTCAGCGGGTGTATCAGGAGGAACTCGGCCGGGTCTGTGATTTCGGCGGGGCGGTCAATTGGCTGGCGCACTGGCGCGAAGGCGAGCATGGTGCGGAGTTTGAATCCTGGGTGCGTCGGCAGTTCCGCGATTCGCCGGAAGGGCGGCTCCGTCACGGGGAGCGTGGTCCGGATGTTCCGGATCCGGGGGCGCCGCCTCCAGACACTCCGGAACTGCCGCCAGCCTCCACCGTCCGCGTGTTCCAGGTCACCGACGCGAGCGACGGGGCGTTCCTCCCGCGCATGTATTCCTACTGGCCGAATGCCTGGGTGAGCCGCGGACGCGCCTACGTGTTTGCCGGGCATGTCGACGAGCGGCCGCGGTTCTTCGCGGTCGACCTGCAAACCGGGACTGTGGAACGCCTCGGGCCGATGGTGCCCTACCGTGGCACAAGCGAGGGGTGGTACTGGGACGCGGAGGGCTGGATCTATCTGCTCGACGGTCCGCGCCTGCGCCGGGTCTATCCGTTCGGAACCGCCGACGTCGTCGTTCTCTCCATTGAGGAGACGCATCCCGGCTGCATGTTGTGGCAGGCGCACAGCAGCGACGACGGGCAGACGCACTCCGCCTCGGTGAAGCGGATCGTCAACGACGGGCCGTATCCCGCGATCGGGACGGTCGTCCTCCGCCACGGCCGGCAGGAGTACTTCCCGGCCCATGGCGACCTCGACGAATCGCAGATCACGCCGGACGGCCGCTGGCTGGTCATCAAGGAAGAGGACAACAACCGTGTCATCCACCTCGAGACGCGCGACACGCAGATCATCCGCGATGCGGACGGCGCGGTCGGGCATTCCGACTGCGGGCCGGCGCTCCTGGTCGGGGAGGACAACATCCACGGGGCCTGCGTCCGGTGGGATCTCGATCAGCCGCTCACGCCTGGCCGGCGCGTGGAGCTCTTTTCCACGTGGAACATGGGCCACGTCTCGATCCGCGGGGGCCGATGTCTGCTGAGCACCGATACGATGCTGGCGCTCGTGGCGCTCGATGGGTCCGGGGTGACGCCGCTCCTGAACCACGACATGCCGGCGGTCGATTACGATCACCAGTTCAAAGCGAATCTCGATCCCTCTGGGCGGGTCGCCTGTTACATGCTCGACTCCGGCCGGTGGGACGTCTATCTCGCGGTGCTGCCTGGGCCATGACGATGAACGTGCTCCTGGCGCTCGCGGGATCGCTGGTCACGTTGACGCTCTTTGTCGGGACGCTGGTCTTTCGGATGGGGCAGCAATCCGCGCGCGTGGAAGCGCGGGTGCAGGAGCTCGAGCGCTGGCGCGGATCGATTCGGACCGACATGCACGAAATCTCCGACGCGCTCGAACTCGTGCGGATTGAATTGCAGCGATTGAGCACCATGATCGAAGAGCGCACGTCGCGCGTGCGCCGCAGCGATGTCCCGCCGGCCTGACCTATGGGATGAGGATTTCGACGCGTCCCGGCGCACGGCTGCTGCCATCCGGGAGGCGCGGCGTCGCGGTCACGACGTAAATCCCAGAGCTGCCATAGCGATGCGACATCACGGCGCCAGGGCCGTTGGTCAGCGTCTGCCCGCCGTCGCCGAAACTCCACGTGAGCGACACGACCGGCCCGGTGGTGGTCGGCGTGAAGATCCAGATCGAGGGCGTTACGGGATCGGGCGCCGCGTCAAGGTTGACGGTGACGCCCCGCGTGTCGGGTGGTTGCGGCAAGACGCGCACGGCGAGATCAGCGATCGTCGTCTCGCCGTTCTGCGCTTCGACGGTCGCGCGCGTCAGGTAGAGGCCGGGGCTCATGAACAGGCACGTCACGCGCAGTTCACGCCCGGTCCCGGTGCCCAACTCGAGCGCCGTCCCATCGCCGCACTCGAACCGCGCGCGTGCGGGGATGGTGATCCACGCGCCGGCGCGGGGCTGAATCGACAGAAAGCCCAGCCAGGTGTTCCCGGCGAACGTCGTGGTCGGATCGGTCCCGTTGCTGAGGGTGACGTCGAAGGCGGTAAAGGTCGGCAGCTGCGGCCCAACCGAGGGCGCCTCCGGGCTGACTGCGGACGGGGCGACCGGCGTGGCCTGCATCGCGTTGCAGCCGGCCAGCAAAAATACCGACAGTATTGCGGTTCGAAACATGGGGCTCATCTCCTACTAGTTAGCGTATCGGCTATTCATCGTGTCGCGCTAGTCGGTGGTTGTCCTACAGGGGTTGACTTCACTGCCCCGGTTCGCTAATGTGTGTGGCTATGAAAGAAGTGGATCCCATCCAAGTGCTGCGGGCGTTCGTCCAGAAACACGGCTCGCAGGCCGCTGCGGCGCGCCGTCTGAACATCTCCGAACCATACCTGTGCGATCTGCTCTACGGCCGCCGCGCGGTGTCGGAAAACATTCAGAAGAAGTTGAATCTGCGGACGATTGTTGTCGAGGACCGGCTTTCAGCATGACCGAGATTCTGCACGCGCTCGAGCACGTCTCCGCCCTGATTGGCCTCCTGGTGCTCGTCATGCTCGCCTGGGCGGTCGTCAAGCTCCGCCACTACCGGCTCTCGGAAGCCGAACGCGAACGCGCCCGACGGTTCTATGCGACGCGTCGCCCGATGTGGAATGACTCCACGCCGGCGGATGCCGAGGAGGACTACCGTGTTCAGTGATGCCACGCTCGCGGGGATGTTGACCACCGCCGCGCTCTTGCTGCTCGCGCTCGGCTGGCCGATCTGGCGCGAGATGCGTCACTGGATCGTCTGTCGCCGGCTGCGCCGGCGGATTCATCAGGATCACGTCGACTGGATCGCGCGGCGCGC